GGCGCTTACCTCAAAGGCAGGGCCGATAACTCGTCTGCTGCCACCGCAGACCGGCTCAAGGCCGCCAATAAAGCAAGGAAAATCGAAGATGAAACCAGCAAGCTTGGCGGCGGTGATGTTGATGCTGCTCTGTCTCGGTGGATGCGTGACAGCCGGTAGCTACTGCGATGTTGCGCGGCCCATCCGCCCGAGCGTCGAGGATAGCCTGACCGAAGGCACAAAGCGCCAGATCCTCGCGGAGAATACCAAATTGGAAAAGCTATGCGGGGTGCGACCGTGAGGGTGCGCCTGTGGCTGGCCTGCCTGTGGCTGGGTGTGGCAGCAAGGGGGATTATTGGATGACGATTGAAGTCGGTATCGCGCTGGCGATATTTGGCGCGCTGGCGGGTGCTTTCTGGCGTTTGTGGGCCATGATCGAGAAGTCGGGGCAGAAGGGTGAAACTGCATCACGTGAATTGGCTGCGCACAAGCTGCACGTCGCTGAAACCTATGTGACAAAGGCAGGCATGTCCGAACAGACATCCCAGATTATGAAGGCCATCGACAGTGTCAGCACAAAGCTTGATCGAACGAACGAACGGCTGGACAGCCTTATGCAGCCGAAGACTACTCGCACAAGAACATAGGTGGCCTTCGGGCCGCTTATTCAATCTGTTTCCGCTTGATACTCCCGCCTTACAAGATTGGAGATGTTCTCGCGCCAGTTTGGATCTGATGCTTGCATTTTGAGCACCAAGTCGGTTTCCAGTCGTATCGAAATGCTGACCTTTTCAATTGGATTCTTCGGGCGGCCACGGCGTTCTCGCTTACGGTTTTCATTCATTGGTACACCTACTCCATATTCATAAACGCAGGCTGGGGGATGAACCTTGCGTGAAGGTTGTGTTGCAGCTTTTCCATTTCCCGCTTGACATCTCGTTTCGAGACTCATTCTCTTTCCACTATCGGACGACCAATCCGCGCCGCGAGTCGGCTACCAACCAAAACACGAGGAGACTGTATGTCCCATGACAGACAGGGCGCGGGTGCGCGCCTTTCACACGAAGAACTCCTGCGCCGCGCGGAGGCCTACCGCGAGCACGGCACGCTCGTTAAGGCTGCCGCTGCGCTCGGCATTAAGAAGTCGGCATTCCACGACAGTATAAAGCGGGCGGCTGAACTGGGGTTGTTGGGCCCGTCGCCGACGTTGCCCGGCTATGCGATCAAAAGCCTGACCGAGACGCCGAACGGCACTTATATGCGCCAGACGAAAGAGGCTGGCCCTGTTTATGAACCGACGGCTGGCCCTGCGGTCAAAGGCAAGACGACGCTCGTCAATGCCGAAGGCCGGGTGATTACCCAGCACATTATGGAGCGGGCTGATGCCATCGCACAGCGTGCGGCACTCGATGCCATGGTGTCGGCTCTTTCGGAAAGCCTGCCGCGTGTAAGCATCATGCCAGCTCCGCGCGGCACGAATGCCGACCTTCTCAATTTCTTCTGCTTGACAGATGCCCATTTTGGGATGCTGGCATGGCGTGAAGAAACCGGCGCCGATTACGATATCGAGATTGCAGAGCAGCTTGTTACGGACTGGTTCGCTGCCGCGATAGAACTCGCGCCTGAAGCGCATACTGCCGTGCTGGCGCAACTCGGTGACCTTGCTCACTACGACAGCATGGAAACCGTCACGCCTGCCAGCAAGCACGTGCTGGATTCGGACTCACGACTGCAGAAGATAATTCGCGTAATCATCCGGACCGTTCGGCGTGTCATCGACATGCTGCTGCAAAAACATCAGCACGTGCACATCATTATGGCGCAGGGCAACCACGACCCGGCCTCCTCGGCATGGCTTCGAGAAATGCTTGCAGCGATGTACGAAACCGAGCCCCGCATCACCGTCGATAATTCGCCCAGCCTTTATTACGCCTACGAGTGGGGCAAGACAGCGATCTTTGCGCATCACGGTCATAAGCGCGGCGTCAATAATGTCGATGCGACACTCGCTGGCATGTTTCGCGAAATGTATGGCCGCAGCAAGTACGCCTATGCGCATATCGGCCATTTGCATTCGGACGAGGGGCGCAAGTCCGGACTGATGTATGTCGAGCGCCATGAGACGCTCGCGGCTCCAGACGCATATGCTGCTGGCGGGGGCTGGCTGTCAGGCAGATCGGCGAAGGTCATCACGTACTCGAAGCTGTACGGAGAAGTATCGCGGCTGACGCTCCGGCCTGAAATGGTCCAAGGTGCCGCGCGCATGCCGGTCGCCGCGAATGATAACAAGCCTAAGCGGGCTGCAGCTTAAAAAGAAAAAGGCGGGTTTTGCCCGCCTCTCACTTCGTTGTCCTATTGTGCAGCAAGAATGCCAGCAATCAATCCGGTGGCACCTGCAATGAGAAGGTACTGATTATCGACCTTAACCCAATGCTGGCCACGACCAGGCTTACGAAGACCGTAGCGATTGTAGTCGCGGATTTCCTGATGGCGGCGCCAATCGCTGTAACGCTGACCCTTTGACCACTGATAACGGCCGTAGTCGCGGCGATCATGGCGATAGAACTCCTTGCCGTGATGCGGGCGCTGCGGCTCATAGCGCTGTGGAGCAGGCTTGCTGTGATGGTAATCGCGGGCCTGTGCCATTGGAGCGGCAACGAACGTCATAGCGATGGCGGCTAGTACAGCTTTCTTGAACATGAATGCTCTCCTTTGTTGTCCGCAAGATATCGGGAGCGAACTGAACGCTAGATGAACAGACGTAAGTGCAAACATTAAATAAATTCAATGTGATGTTAGTAAAATATTAACCAAAATACTAACCACCGCAGCCAAAAACACGAGGAGAGAATATGCATGAAGAAGCAGAAGACCGCGCTGCACGAGCGGCTGTTGAAGAACGGCAGATGAGGGCAGGCGGGGCGGTTATAAGCTGCCTGCCAACACCTTATAACGACAACCCGCCAACTACCGGCAAGCCACTCGTCATCATCGAAAGCCCTTACAGCGGCGACGAGGCGCGCAATACGGAATATGCGCGCGCTTGCCTTCTAGATAGCTTGCGGCGAGGCGAAGCACCGATTGCGAGCCACTTGCTGCATACGCAGGTGTTGGACGACGTGCGGCCTGATGAACGTGAACTCGGCATCGAAGCTGGTCTCGCATGGTATCGGGTGGCGGAGAAGTGCGTGATCTACGAAGATCTTGGTATAAGCGGTGGTATGATCGAGGGCATCGAGCGGGCCAAGCGGTTTGGTGTGCTGGTCGAGTTCCGCAATATTGAAGCAAGCGCTGCAGCTTGAGAGCGCCGCAGGAGAAAAACCATGAGTAACCTTGAAACAGCAATTGCGGTAGCGGCAGCGGCGCATATGGACCAGAAGAGCGATAACGGCGATCCGTACATTCTGCATCCACTGCGCGTCATGATGGCTCAGGAGACGCACGAAACGCAGATCCTCGCTGTTATGCACGACATGATCGAGCACACGAACACGTCACTGAACGATATCTATTCGTTCGGCTTTGACGACGACATCGTTCTTGCCTTGAATGCGATCACGCGTCGCGATGACGAAGACTATCTCGTCTACGTCAAACGGGCTTGCTCCAATCCTATCGCGCGACCGGTGAAGATCGCAGACCTGCGCGACAATTTGCGTGCCTATGGCGACGATGAGGAACACCGAGTGCGCTACACCGCAGCTCTCGAAATGATCGGGGAGGCGCCATGATCCCCTTCAAAGTTGGTGATCAGGTGGTCTGTATCGATGCCAAAGTCGGCTTCGAACAGTTCATCGAGATCAAGGAAGGCGAGATTTATGAAATCGCCTGGATCGGACCGTTTGAACATTACACGCAGGGCAACTACATCGGCGTTCGCCTTAAGGGCATTGATCGAGGCATCTGCCCGCAGTTCGGTTATGACAATCCGCCGTTCGCGGCGCGTCGGTTTCGCCCGCTTGTTCGCGATAAGCTGTCGGCGCTGCGCGGTCTGCTTGCGGGCGGGCCAGTAACTGAGAAGTTTGAAGAGCCGAAGCGGAAGGTGAGGGAAGAGGTATGAGTTTCGTCGTCGACAGAACAGCGCCCATTTATGCCGACCTCAAGTTTAAATCAGTCACCTCCGACGGCGGCAGCACGAGCTATTACGAGCTGCCTCCCCATGCGACCGAGCTAAACGACCTGATCGAGCACAAAGGCATGTCCTTCGCGCTCGGCAACATCTTCAAGGCTTGCTATAGGTTCGGTGAGAAAGACGCGGCCAGCCGAATGTACGATCTGAATAAGATTATATATTTCGCGGAGAGGCTGAAGGCTTTGGAAACGAGAAGAAAAACGTAGCCAGTAACGCGGCTCCCTTGGGTTCTTATCTACGAAAAGAACGTTTTCGCGATGAGCCTCCGCACGACCGCCTAAGTATATTGGAAAGCTTTGTCCAATCTTCTGAGGGGGATGACATCTGTTTATGCGCGTCTTCAATATCGCGCTGCGTAGCAACAGCATTTTTCACCACGCTAAAGTTACTGTTCGGAATGGTAATTCCGATATTCACTT